TGAAGACATTCCCTTCTAATAGGTGATATATGGAAAACCCGTGGAAGGACAAGTATCTCGCTGAAGCCGCGAAGCACGACGAGACGGTGCGGAAACTTGCAGCACTGACTTCACACCTGAACCAAGTGCATGAGGAACTAGGCGGCACCGACACTGTTCTGACGCTGGAAGCCGCGCAGCTCGTCATGGCCCGCCTCGCCGCATGTGAGCGGGTGGTGGAGGCGGCGGAATACTTCTGCTCCTATCAAGGCACGTCGACTGAACCAGAGAAGTATGCGGCACTGTCTGGTGCGCTGGATGACTACCGCGCTGCCGTCACCGCCGAGACGCAGGAGTAAGTATGGAAAACCCAATGGTGAATTATTCTAAAATCATCGCTGAAACAAATAGTAAAATGTATAATGTTCGGGATGAATATAAGAATAATAGTGTTGAAGAAAACATTGCCATTTGCAATAAGGAACACTTGAAGTTTTCCGTAGGCTGTATTAATATTACCGGAGAACTCAACATTGGGATGATGATTCGGTCTGCGTGTTTGTTGGGAGCAGAAAACTTCTACATCTTTGGTCGTAAAAAGTTTGACAGACGCAGTACCGTGGGTGCTGAGAATTATATTAACATCGTTCAATATAGTTATGACGACCCGATACACGCCGACGCCGAAATCAATGAACGTTTGGAATATATGTTGAAGTGGAACACTGTGGTGTTGTGTGAACAGGGCGGCGATGAAATTGGATCACGAAAAATGGCGTTGAAATATTCGGAAGAAATAATAAATCCGTTGTTCGTATTCGGTTCAGAGAGTCATGGTATTCCTCCGCTGATAACTACTAATGAACACTTTTATAAAGTGAGTATTCCTCAACGTGGTGTACTCAGAAGTTTCAATGTCAGTGCTGCCATGAACATCATTTGTTGGGATTACATTAAGGAGATGCATCTATGAACTTGACAAAAGACGAATTACTTGTTATGTTAAAGAAAGCCTATTTACGAGGCGTGTGGGAACACGCAGAACAAAAAGTAAAGTCGCGTGTTGATATGAAGGGTCCATACCGGATGTTAAATATTCCGGATTCTATTGTTGAAGATTTAATTGAGGAATAACGTATGAAGAATGTAAGTCCGCGATACCCCACCTTTGTTATTCATGAAGGATATGACCGTGCATTGGCACTGGAGTCCGTGAACACTGGCTGGGCATCATTAATTCATGAGTTGTTTGATTTCATTGAACAGCAAAAGATTAACAATGTTCGCATCATTCAGGTCAAGGAAAAGTGGGGTGGTCTCCGCGTGTACACAGATATGGCACACGATAAGTTAGATGCAAAGATCACTGAACTTGGCAAGCGTAGCTTCACCATTTGTGAAGTGTCAGGTGCGCCGGGCAAGCTCCGTAACTGCAATGGATGGTATCGCACGTTGTCTGATGCTGAAGGTGGACAACATCCTGTGGTACAGGCATAATGCAAACAACCATTCCCGTTACAACATTGGTAGGAACGGTCAAGATGATTGATTATCGCTATTCCGAGGATAGAATCCTTCAGGAAATACAGGCATACATTAATAAAACCTATGCCCAACATTATTCACGAAATAAGTTTCAGGCGTCTGAATTCATTTTTGATAATGGGCATGGTGTTGGGTTCACTATCGGCAACATCATGAAGTATGCACAGCGATATGGAAAAAAGAATGGACATAATCGTGATGACATCTTGAAAATCATTCATTACGCTATTATGTTACTACATGTACATGACATGTATAATGATAATTTACCAATAACTGAGGAACAATAATATTATGAAGCTAAGTCAAAATACCCTTTCACTTCTACAGAGTTTTGCAAGCATTAATGCAAATCTACATGTGAAGCCAGGTAACAAGCTGATTACCCGTAATGCGACGGGTAGTGCACAGGCCCGTGCGGTGGTTGATGAAACCTTCCCTGTACAGTTCGCGATTTACGATCTCAATCAATTGCTGGGATTGCTATCTATCTCAGGTGATTCAGATGTCGCCTTCGGTGAAAAGAGTTTAATCATTAAGTCGCCTAATGGTGGCGAACTTGAATATTATTATGCAGATCCATCATTGGTTACGGCACCGCCCGATACGGAACTACAGATTGATGGCGTATTCACATTCACTATCCCTGCGGGTGATGTAAATGTTGTTCACAAGACATCGAATCTTGTATCCGCCACTACGTTAACTTTTGTATGTGATGGCGGTGATGTTACGATGAAGATCAATGATCCCAAGAACACTACGTCAAATACGTATAAGAAGATTGTAGGAACGTGTGATCGGTCATTCGCTATGAAGATGTCTGTTGACAATTTCCGATCAATTGTTCCTGATTCGTATGAAGTGCAGATCGGGGTTGCTACAGGTCGTGGCGGCGCACGTGTTCCTGTCTTTACATTTAACTCAACATCCCGTAAACTAACTTATTTGATTGCTGCTGATCCTACGTCGAAAATTTAACACTAGGAAATTATATTATGATGTATGTGAGTCCTGAGCAGTTTTTGTGGGTTGAGAAGTACAGACCTCGTACAATTAAAGATTGTATTCTCCCTGATAGCATGAAACTGATGTTTCAAGAATTTGTTGATCAGGATAATATCCCAAATATGTTGCTTTCAGGCACAGCAGGCACGGGCAAGACAACAATTGCCCGTGCATTGTGCGAAGAATTGGGATGTGATTATATCATCATTAACGGTTCAGAAGAATCGGGTATTGATGTACTCAGAACGAAAATTAAGGATTTTGCAAGCACTGTATCTTTGACAGGTAAGGTGAAGGTTGTAATTCTTGACGAGGCAGATTATCTGAATCCAAATTCAACACAACCTGCCCTGCGTGGGTTTATTGAGGAATTCAGTAATAACTGTCGCTTTATTTTCACATGTAACTATAAGAATAGAATTATTGCGCCGCTGCATAGTCGTACTACCGTGGTTGAATTTAAAATTGAAAAAGATGACAAGCCAAAAATTGCCGCAAAGTTTTTTAAGCGATTGGCGGATATCCTAACAAAGGAAAATGTTGAATTTGATCAAAAGGTTGTTGCAGAAGTATTGAACAAACATTTCCCCGACTATCGGCGTGTATTGAATGAACTACAGCGATATAGTTCATCAGGAAAAATTGATGCAGGATTATTGGTGAACGTCAGTGACGCCAATATGAAGGAACTCACGAGTGCATTGAAAGAAAAGGATTTCAAGAAGATGCGAACATGGGTGGTGAACAATCTTGATAATGATCCTGCAATGATCTTTCGAAAGCTGTATGATACTCTTATGACTGATGTGGTACAAGTCCCTCAGCTTGTATTGTTGTTGGCAGATTATCAATATAAGGCAGCGTTCGTTGCTGATGCAGAAATCAATTTGGTGGCATGTCTGACGGAAATCATGGCTGCCTGCGAATTTAAATCGTAAAGTATTGTTATGATTAATCTTGACGGCGAAGAAATCGTAGAAGTAAAAGAAGAAAAATTCAAGATGCCAAGCATCAGTCCTTTTGACTTCGTGAATAGTATTCATTATTCAAAGGATAATCTGATTGTTGATGAATGGAGTGAAAAGCAGTATAATCCGTTCATTATTAATAAATCCTTAAGTTTCGGATCCGACACTGTTATTCAAGCCAATGAGATGAATAGTCGACCGCATCTACAGAAGAAAATGCAGTATGATTTTCTTCGAAATAGTATCCGTCCTCGTAAACGTTTTAACAAGTGGATTAAGTCAGAAAAGTCAGAAAAGATTATGTTAATTCAGCAATATTATAAATATAATACTGACAAAGCGTGTCAGGTAGCTGATTTAATATCTGACGAACAACTTAACACTATTAAAAACAAAATGTTTACGGGTGGATTGACAAATGAAACACGATCTAATTAATATTAATGTGGACATAGCAGGATATGGTCCAGTAGAAGTAACGCTCAATAATCAAGATGACTTTTTGAAAATTCGTGAGACGTTGACTCGTATCGGCGTCGCTTCTAGAAAAGATCAGACGCTTTATCAAAGCTGTCATATCTTACATAAGCAAGGTAGATACTTCATCGTACACTTCAAAGAGTTATTTGCATTAGACGGCAAATTTTCAGATATCTCCGTAAATGATTTACAACGTAGAAATACGATTGCACATTTACTTGAAGATTGGGGTCTAGTTAAACTGATAAATTATGATGTATGCGAAGATACCGCCCCTTTATCGCAAATTAAAGTATTAGCGTTTGAAGAAAAGCATAAGTGGAATCTCGTAACAAAATATAATATCGGAAAAAAGAAGTAAGAAAATTTGATTGTAGGGGTGTTAGGAGTTAACATAACCTTAGATACGCCGAAAGGGTATCACTAACACATTCGCTCAAAGGAGGAATTATGACACGTACCTATACTTTCAACAGTGCATCTCTCGGGGGACCGTGGGCAATCGGATTCGATAACCTATGGGATCGTTTACACAATATTGAAACGGTTAATAGTGCAAGCAATTATCCCCCATACAACATCATCAAGCATGATGCAGAAAACTGGAGTATCGAACTTGCTGTGGCGGGATTTAAGCGCAGTGAGCTTGATATCGAATTAGCCGAAGGAACACTTACGGTTACAGCTAAGTCAGAATCGTCGGACGAAGAACTGGAATATGTTCATCGTGGCTTAGCAAAGCGTGCGTTCACACGTAAGTGGACACTCGCAGATGACGTACTAGTACGTGATGCTGCCTTAACGGATGGAGTGCTTTCCATTAAGTTGGAACGAATCATTCCTGAAGAAAAGAAGCCACGTAAGATTGACATTTTATAATTAAGTAATCCTCCTAACACCCCTACAATTGAGTTTATTATGAATATTCAATGCATTAAAACAATCCTCGGAGAAGACCTCATCGCGGTTGTTGAAGAAACATTAAGCGGCGATGTAAAACTCTCTCATCCTTTTATGGTAATGATTATGCCACAGGATGGGCAATATACGATTGGATTGGCCCCCTATTTGTCATTTGCAAATACGAAAACATTTTCATACAAGAAAGAACATGTTATGATGATGTTTGAACCTGCAACAGAATTGCGGAACGAATATGTTCGCATTACGGGACAAGGTATTGTTCTTCCCAAATCAGATTTGTCACTTATCAAGTAAATCATAAAATATAAAAACACCCTGCTATTATGGTTTGGGTGTTTTTTTTTATTAGTTGACAAATACCAAATACCACAATATATTATATTATATGTTTAACATTCAAGACCCGGGAGTGGTTGAATGGCCCAGTTTTATACCAGTGTACAACAGTATGGTAATCGACTGTTGGTACGTGAAATTCGCAATGGCAAAAAGCAGCTTAATAAAGTAGACTTTAAGCCTACCCTATTTGTTAAAGCTAAGACACAAACAAAGTATACCAATTTGTTTGATGAGTATTTGGATCCAATTAAATTTCTTGATATCAATGACGCGAAGAAATTCGTAAAGGATTACGAAGGCGTCGAAAATTTTGGCGTGTATGGCAATACGTCCTACGCCTATCAATATATCACAGAAAATTATAATGGGGATGTAGAGTTTGATATTTCAGACATGACCATCCTAACGTTAGACATTGAAACCGCGTCTGAATATGGATTCCCTTCA